TACCACAGTAGAGAAATCCTCATCGGATCCAAAACTCTAGCAAATTATTTTAAAGCTTGCCTAAGCAAACAATTAAAATTATTTGCCTGTGTATTATAAAAATACCGGGGACGGCACACCCCTAAACGAAACTCTCCATAAATGGGCGCTGTTCTTGCGCACACAATAGATACTCCTTCTCTAAATCTTCATAAATGAACATTTTGAATCGAACTTTACAAGAAGCTCGTTTTAACTCTTCTTGTATCTCTATAAATTTTTCTTTGCCATGGAGAAAGGCAACTCTTTGTGACTCTTGGAGTAAGGCCACCGAACGATCATAATCAGAAAGCTCACTAGGACTCGTCCAACATAAAGCTTTCCAAAGAGAATTAATGTCCAAAGGAGCTACATAGCCTAATACAGGATCTAAACGAAAACCTCTCTTTAAAAAAGAAGTCTCTTCTAGACTATGTCGCATCTTAGGAGATTGTTTCTTATCAGCAGCATCACTCATTTTCCATCCTACAGAATTCCATACTCGAGCACTACGTTCATCAGTATAAAATTGGATAGCAAAATCACTCATGGTTTTGATATTATCATCTCCTAAATCACCTAATTCAACATGATCAAAGAAAGGAACATCAGCAAACATCAACGGAAGATCAACTTCTATATCCAAATGCTTAACCTCGCTTAAGGCCTTGTAAAAAACCCACACCTGCTGAGTAGCATCATATTTAGAATTAATGAACCCTGTTTCAGTATCTCCAGAAGCATGGGCTATTTTACTAACTCCCAAAGCTCCTTCTGACACAAAAGCTTGTTGCTGACTCATTTGAGCTAAACCCAACGTTCGCTTCCTATCTCTTTCAGAATAGCCCGCCCTTTGCTGCCATCTTTCAACTACAGCATAGGACGTGCTCACTTGATCCATAAGCTTGTCCATAGTTGGATAATCTTCACTAAATACGTTGACCTGTTTAGCTTTTCCTTCTGTAACAAATCTTCTCAATCTTTGAGCATAAAGGTCCCATTCTGGCGAAGCTGCATTCATCCCCAATTTGCACGGAAACACATCTCGATGTTCTCGACTCCATGCAGCGGCAGGAGAAATGTACATTTTCCCTATCACTTGAACAGCCATAGACACAACTGAAAAGACCCGGACCTTCCCAATATCGTCCTTCGAAGACTTTATAACTTCGTTTCCTTTCAAAGCCCACTTACAAAGCTGATAGGGAACACGGTCGTTATCAATCTCTGACAGGATGTAATCAATAGCATCCAATACTTCTTCATGCAATACAAGATTTCCAATATTCCCGTAGACCCATTCACTCTTAAGTCCAGGAAATTCTGCTCCTGCAGCCGAATCAAGAACCAGTGATTTAATCCCTAATCTAGGACAACCATTAACTGCTTCATGAATAGATAATGGACCAGGAAAGGACATACGATTCATGTTCAAAGCTTTCTTCCACAATTCATCTGCTAAATAAATAGCACATTGCATAAAAGAATAAACAGGATTATTAACCGTTGAAGAAATGATAGTCCCAGCACATACTAAATTAGGATCCAACCAGGTTTCTTTTCCTTCCATCATTACCGTTCTAGCTTTAAGGGTAGGTGCTTTAAGCTCCGGAACATGATGACCGAAAAATTCATACAACATAGAAGGTCGCATAGAAGATTTCTGCTTTCCTCCTCTTAGAGATTCTATAGAACCCAATATCTGTATTGGGCTAGAACGTTCTATATTTGGAGCAGTCATAACATGCTGAAAAGAACTTTTCGGATGGAGACCAGAAAGTACGAATTTCTTAAT